ATGAAAAATCGGGCAATTCAGATGATGAAAATAACTATCGGCAGCATGGTGATGCTGGGGTTTTTGTTGCCGCCACCGGCCCATTCTGGCCAAGGCATAGCTTGCGCCTCGCTGGTTGTGATCGACGGCGACACCATCAAATGCGACGGGCAGAACATGCGTCTGCTGGGCGGCGGGGTGCCGTTCAAGTCTGGTGTTGACGCGCCCGAGATGGGGAGCCGTGCCAAATGCGAATTTGAGCGGGATCTCGCGATGAAGGCGAAAGCGCGCTTGAAAGAACTGCTGCTGGCCGGTGTGCCTCGCATCGAGGACAGCGGCGCGCGGGACCGGACGCAAAGCCGCCGGCCGCTCGTGAATATCTATCTCCCCGATGGACGGGAAGCTGGGCAGGTTCTTATGGGGGAAGGATTGGCGCGAGAATGGCGCCCAAAGCACCGCATTGATTGGTGCAATTGATCTGCGCCTCCGTTATGGAGGTCGAGAGACTTCCGGGCAATCGCCCGGAAGTTGGCAAAGAACCCGCTGGCAGTACGAGGCTGCTGGCGGGTTTTCTGTATCAACTGCCAGGTGAAGCTTTTTCGCGTTCCATGCGGTCTACTCGCTGGCGAAGATCTAGGATCACATCGCGCGCACCATACACCGAGCCTTGGGCCTGCTTCAGTTCATCAAGTTGCCGCTGCTGGTCGGCGTCGATATTTGTCTGGCTCGTCCACACCCGTTCAAGCTCAGCGCGCGGAACTTGGGCATCGCGAATATCCTTGATCGACCCTTCCATGCGGTTGCGGTCCTCTGCCCCCCTAGCTTGGCGCCAATCCATCTCCTGACGCGTTACAATCTTCTCAGATAAGGCCATCACGGCATTTTCGAGCCGCGAGGTTGAGGAGTTGATGGGCCAGTATGCTAGACCGCCAATGACAGTGCAGAAGGTAATGGCCACGCCGATCGCCTGCCACTGAGGTTTGTTACGCTCCGAAAGGTTCGAAGATAGCGCCGATATAGAGGTGCGCATCTCGTTGGCAATGGCGGACATGCCATTCTCAACCTGCTTGAACCCGGCGCGCATCTCTGTTTCGAGATCGCTCTGCCTGCGGCCAAGGTTGGTGACGCGCTCACCCAGCTGTGCAGTGACAGCGTCGGTATAACTGCGTTCGATGTTGCCGTTGTTAGCCATGTCGTCGTTTCCTGCCATTACCCCAGCCTGCATGCGAGTAAAAGAAAGCCCCGGCCATAGGTCGAGAGAGAGTCAGTAAGTGCCGATCACGCCATTCGTGTTCGTGGTGGTCGTCAGCCCTGCCGGGATCGCGCCCTTGAACAGGATTTGGCCATATCCCGCCGCTTCCACATCGATTTCCGAGTGGCCGTTGAACGTTACGCTGTCGACCCAAATGGAAGGAACGCGACTGGATGCACCCTGATTGATCATCAGCGTTCTTGATGTGCTGCCCGTGGTGCGGGCTGAGCGGCCAAGAGTGCCCCCGATAATCCACGCCAGAGCGGCATAGACGTAATGGACGAGACGATCCTGAGAGAGATCATAGTCCGCGTTGACCACTGCGGAGATTGAAGCATCGTGCCCTGTGGATGCGTTATTGGCCAAGCTCGCGCTATTGCCGTTCCTACGGGCGCGGCAATCAAGCTCGGCCTTCCATGATACGCTGAGCGTGTTGCCGCCAGCCCCGGCATAGGCGCTGAAGCCGTCTCCGGTCGTATTGTAGGAACCGCACTTGCTGAGCAGCGCCGAGCCTTGGCGGGTCATTACGAAGCCATCTAGACCCGAGCCTTGGAAGGTGCAATCGTTCAGCCATGCCCTACCGGTGGTGTCAGCCATGAACTGGTAATCCACCTGCATCTGATAGCCGCCGACGAAGTCAATTCCCTTAGCCCAGAAGACCTGGCCAGACAGTTGCGGACCCCAGACAAAAGCATTGGCCGTCGTGCTTGTCGGAATGATCTTGTTGTCAGGTGCGCGTCCATCGGCTGTGCGGACATAAAGTGTGGTGGTGGCCAGATCATAGAAATACTGGCCGGCCGTCAGCGTCGTAGCTGATGCGCCCAGCGTAAGGGGTTCATACTCCGGCTTGTTTGCAGGCGATCCTGCAACAATGCGCGATAGGTCGATCACCCATCCGGGCGCAGCAGAGCAAGGCGCTGAATAGATAGGAGGGTTAGCCGTGACCGTCCACGTGAAGGCCGCCACTCCACCGACCGTCGTTGCGGATATCACGCGTCCCGGTCCGGTTGGCTGGATCACTACCGACTTGCGGCAGGTCAAGGCCTGAAGACCTTCCGGCGTCCCTGTGTAGATGATGTCACCGGCACTGGTATCCACGATGATCTTGTGAACCTGCGTTTGAAGGTTGCTGCCGCCGAACATGACGAGGTTCATTGCACGGGCGAGCGTGGCGAAGGCTGTTGCAGGGGATGTTCCAGCAGCGTTGTCGTTTCCGCCAGGCTTTACATAATACGTAACGCCAGTAGTCGCCGGGATGGATTTTGCATCATCGTAATCGTGCGATATCACCCCATTTTTGTTGAAGACAGAGACACCGAACGTATTTCTGAGAAATCCGAACGAAGAATCCGGCGGGACAAGCCCCATTCGCGTAACCGGAAGGCCGCCTGTCGCCACCTCTATAATCGGAGTGCCAAAGCCGTTCGCTGCTTCCTCGACGGGCAACCCGCCCTGGTCGACGAAGGTAACAGCAAGGCCGTATCCGTTTGTTGATTTGACGACAGGCATACCCATATCAGCGGCCTTTCTCGAAATTGATTTTTGTGGCGTCGTAGAAGGCAGCGCAGCGGCCGGTTCGTCGATCCACGAAATCGGCTGCAAATTCCCATCGCAACTGGGTATTGCGTGGCTTCTCGGTCCCGTATTTCGGAACAACGCGCGCCATCTTCTCGCGGCACTCGGCCGGCAGGTCAGGAAGGTTCACGCCTGCCTTTATCCGGCCCTGCGTTTCAGCGGCGACAGTCAGCCGTTTGACGTTGCTTGCACAGCCAGAGACGATCAGCATCGCTCCAGCGATAATCGCCATCATCAGCATTCTGATTGTCATCTTTGATCGCCTGTTCAAGTTGGGCTTCGAGCTTCTGCTGCGTGAGGGCATCTGCCACGGCGCGCTTGCGGTATTCTTCGAGGGATTGGGCGGCGGCATTCTTCTGGCGTTCCAACTCGGCCAGTTGCGACTCCAGCGCCGTCTTTTCTGATCGGAGGACGTAGCCTTGCAGCAATGCCGCATCGTGCATTGATAGCCACAGCTTGAAGCCGCCGGCGAGCGCGACGATGAGAACAACCGACCAGATTATCTTCGTGACAACAGGAGGCATCACAGGCCACTCACGCAAAGCTCGGCCTCACCGATGCGCTGGGCGTCTCCCATTTCCCGGCGAACCACCAAGCCGCGCACGACTTGGCCGCCAGCCCGGTTAAATGCCGTCTGGGCCTCACATGCCGAGCGCCACTGCCCGCCCTCGATGCGCGCCTTTGCCGTCGATCGGCACCAAGCGCCAACCCCGAAGTTATAAGCACCGGAAATCATGGACGCCCGCACGCTGATCGGCGCGTTGCGCAGGTTCGGAGAGCATTTGATGATGGGCTGCTGGTAATCGCTGTAGACGCGGCGTATCAGCATGTCCTTGCACTCTGACGCCGTCCGCGTCATGCCGGGGCCGATGCCCTTCGTCTCGCCGTAGCAGATGTCCCAAATCTTGGCGAACGGGTCCCAATGGGATTTGAGAACCAGCCCTTCCCACGGCATGATCAGCTTTTCGCTGGCGAGGATAACGGCCGGGTCCATTTTTGCGGCTAGCGTGTAGCGATCATAGACCGCATAGCCACCGGCAGAGATACCCGCCAGCACCGCCGCAATCGCAGCCTTACCGCGCTTTGTCGGCGTGATCTTGTTGATCGGCATCAAGGCCTCCTTGGGAGATAATTCGAAACAGAGGAGCGAGAACGAGGACCGCAACCGGAACCCACCACGGCAGGTAATCCGCCAGGTAGGGAACGGCGTTCTCAGCGATTTGCAGGAGGAGCGTGACGTAGACGCACCAAAGCGCCGCCGAGCGCTTGAGCACCGGCCACCAGTTGTGGATCAGCATGTTGATGTCCTGATTGCGGTTAGGTGTGGCGCGTCACGGCCACTGAATTTGAGCGGCGGCCTTTGCTGCCGGGATCGTCGATGCAGCCGAAACGGAGGCTTTCCCGCCCAGCCGAAGCGCCTCGATCTGGGCGCCGACGATGCGCCACGTCTGATAGGCGTAATCCACGACCTGGGCGACCTCGACCAACGTCGGCGCGGTTATGCCCACTTCCGCGGACAGGAGCGGGAACCGTGTTTCATCGATTTCGCCAGATCCGACAAGCGCAAGCACCTCGGCTGCCTCCTGCGCCTTCTGCTGATAGGTCATTGCCTGGCCCGCTCCGCCAGTGATGTAACGAAGACGCGCGCGCTCAGCGTCTTCATCAATCTTAGCGGACAGCCGAAATTTCCACTGCTCGAGAACCAGATCATCTTCGGGGTTTGGTTCTTCGACCAATGGAGGCTCAATTAGCTTGAACCCGCCGATGATCGAAACAGCCAGACCAGCCAACACGCCGTCCAGCGCGGCGGTATACTGCTCATTGGTGATCTCGATCGCGCCCTCGATAGGGTCAGAGCAAACCCCGCCTTCAAATGCATAAGGCATCACTTAATCCTCATGATGTAATTCAGACCGATGTTGCGGGGGCGAGTTTCCTCTGCGCCCGAATTGCTGAGCCAGATGCCAGTCGCTGCCCAACCAGTGTTGCCGTACGAAAATACGGCGGGTGGCTGATCCAGCGCTGTAGAACGGCCGGTGCTTGCTGTGCCGTTCTGTACGCCCGGATGGTAGTGGGAAGGGTCGTTAACGGTGTGCGAGTGGGCTTGCATGGCAAAATATTGCTGGACGCCTGCGGAGCCAGGACGGAGAAACATCCGCGAAGTGTTGATGAGTTGGACAACTCTGCCCGTTATCGGGGAGCCGGCAAAATTGACGGTGGCGTAAGCGTCGACATTCGGCCAGGAACCGGAGACGACCTCGGACACCAGAAGACCCTCATTATACAGGCCGGCACCGGTCTGGCCGCCACTGAGATCGATGTAGCGATAGGCCGGGTTGTTTTTCGGAGGATATCCTGTCCCAGCAAGTCCAAACCATCCCGCGATGGGAACACCGATCGGCTGAAGTGCCCACGGGTCATTAACAACCCCGGCAAGCGCGTCCAACTGTTGCTTTGTCACGGCGTCGGTCATCGCGGTGGCATCGGCAAGATTTATGATCTTCTTCCCGCCCATCTTGAGGTCGCCCGACATAGGCGCGCGACCGTCACGAAGGAGGCTTGCGCTAAGCGCCTGCGCAACGTCCTCAAAAGGTGGATTGTGCTGGATCGGCAAGACGGTATCGCCGTTCTCGACGAAATAGCTTGTCGGCAGCGTATAATTGCCGTTGCTGTCAAAGGGCATGGTGCCTCCTTGGAATGTATCTGGACAAACCGGCGCAACGCATCATAATCCCCGCAACCACTGGGGGATTTCATGAAGTACGCTACAATTTTTGCTGTTTCGTTCGCGCTTGCCGGCTGCGTCGGCAAACCTGTTCAGGAAATGTCCTACAGCGAACGCCAGGCGCTCGCGGGGCAACTGGTCAAGCGCTGCATGGAACAAGGGGTGAAACTCAAAACCCCTGAAATGGAAGCATGCACAAAACAAGAAGCAGTGCGGGAGGTCACCCTTCGCAATAAAGCTGACGCTGACCGTCGAAGTGCCGTCGTCTGCAACAGTTTCGGAACAACCGTGGTGTGCAATTGACGCCGCCTATTGCAAAATCTCGGTGGTAGCCACATTGTGGCCGCATGCAGATTGATCACGATCCAAAAGAGCTATCGAGAAAAGCGATAAAATTCGTCGCCGTTTTCACCGCCGTTGTATGCCTCGCCATAGCAATTCCGCTATCGATGGGCGTCAGATGGGCCGTTGGTCAGATGCCGCTTACCCTTGTAGCCCTCATGGTTGGAGCGATGGCCGGTTGCTGCGCTGGCTTCTTTATTGGTCGGTGGGATGCGCTGCGTAGTCAACGCACCCCAGGCAGAGACGGATAGCCCGCGCGACCGCTACCCTGAACAATCGCATCGATGACGGCGCGCCGCTGTTGATCGATGGTATTCTCACGGCCACGGCGAAGAAGAGCGTTGATTATCTCATCTCGGGCATCCCCTTGCGCGACACTCAACTTTCCAATGTCTTCAGCGACCTGTGAAGCATTCGCACTGGCGTTATTCCGCATCAGGAGACGGGCAATCTCTCGAACACCTCGTATACCAAGGCCCGGCAACGTGGTGTCAGTCGGAATATCCTGCGCTTTTTCCACGTCATCAAGAAATTTGCTGAAGCGGTTCGCCATTGCAGTGTCGGAACCGCGTGTGACGCGATTGGCAGTATCTCCGAAGACAGTTTCGCGATCGATTGCATTCAGGACGCTATCCGCCGGGTCTTGTCCGAAGAGCAGACCCAGCTTTTCACGGTTCCAATCACCTTCGCCACGAACAAGGTTTCGAAGCGCCGTTATATCATTGGCCTTGGTGCCTACCGCGCGGTAAATCTCGCCCAGCGTGCTTTGGCGCATACGAGTAGGTACGGCCGACGGTCCCACTTGCAACCCCTGTGGCAAAGCGCCCTCGCGCAATGTTTCCTCAAGCTCAACCGGACGCATGGCGCTCGCTTCATTATTGAGGATCGGGCGGCCTTGTGTAAGCGCTTTTTCCTGACGCGCCAACTCGGAGTAAGACGCATCCACCTCCTTGAGCCGAGGAACAGATCTTGTTAGCGCATCATCGATCATTTGGCGCGCTTCACTTAAGGCCGAAATAACCTTGTCGTTTGTCTCGTCTTTAAGGATGCCATCGATAGCCTGGCGGGTTTGGAAGGCGATAGATGGATCGGTCGTGACTGCGTCCTCTCCAAATTCGTTGAGCATGCCCCGCACTTGCTGAAGACGATGTTGGGCCGGCCCGCGAAGCACGGATATGGATTGATCAAGGTCTTTCGTGATCGGCGTGAAATCGAACGAGCTTTTGTTCTGGAAGACCGGTCCATAATTGCGGGCGACTTCTTTCAGGCTTCCCTTGATGTTTTTGTCGATCAATGATGGGATTGGATCAGGACCCAGATTTGCAGCAACATCCGAACGAAGACGAGCATTTGCCAAGCCAGACCGCTCATTCAACGGATCGACCACCATACCTCGAGTACCGGGCCGAGCGGCAGCACCGCGGGCAACGCCGAGCCAATCAGGCGAGACATCGGCAAGCATGGCTTCTGGGCCCAGATCGTCCAGCGACTGACGATAGAGTGCCACCTTGTTCGGATCGACAAGTTCCTGATTGACGTACTTCCGAGCCTCGCGAGACATCGTCGACAGCGCGTCGTCGCTTTCACCCAGGAGAAGACCGCCGACCTTTTTCGCACCAGCGCTGATGCCAGCCGCAACAGGCATCATGATGCCCGCAGTAAGTCCACCGGTACCGGCTTCGATAAGCGCTTGCTTGCCACGTTCGGAAATCCCATCTTCGCCCGCACCAAAGCCCTGAACGGCGCCGGTACCCACGCCAGACCCTATTGTCGCAGCAACGCGGGCCGGAAGGCTGGCGCCAGTATTACCCATGACGTAACTGCCGACAGTCGGCGCGGCTTTGAGCAGCCCAAGGCCCGAGCCTACACCGCCCGCAATTTTCAGCCCTGTCGAAAGAACCGGGCTGTCCTTGTCATACTCCGCATCTTTCCGGCGCTGAATATCAAGAGCCTGATCGTAACGCTCGCCCCATGTCTTGCCCGGCAGTTTTTCATATCCCTGGTCGGGAAGAAGCGGGTCGATGACAGGCGCAAGTGAGGCGTTGAAACCTGCGTTGATTTCGTCCAAGTACGAGCCGATACCAAGAACGCCCCTGCCCATAGCGCGCACTGCGCCATCGATCCCGCCTGAGCGCTCAGGCTTGCCAGCGGCGGCCGGAACATCGCCTTGGGCCTGAAGTTGGCTCACCGCAACCGAAAGCGCCTTTTCGTCTGGCGCCTCGATCTCGAATTTCTGGCCATTAACTTCGACCTGATACTTTCCCATCAGTCGACCTTTCGAATACGGACACCGGGCGAAATTTCCTTCCAGCCCTCATTCGGGGTAGAGCCTTCAGGAATTCTGTAATCTGCCAGCGGGTTTTTCAGTTCTCGGATCATCTTCCGACCTTCAGCGGGTGAAATGACCCGATCCGCAACCTGATCTGCAATTTCGCCCATTTGCATCTCGTACTGGGCGATACCGCGCATGGTCTGGAATATCAGCTGGTTGCCGCCTGGCTGATTAAGGACGCGGGGTAGAGAGGCCCGGAACATCTTGATATCAGCATCGGACATGGGCCCCGATCCCGGCGCCCGCTGTTCCGGTACCATTTTTTCAAGAAGAGCGCTCGCGGCCTGAATATCGCTGGTGCCTTCACCAACAGCGATACCCCAGTCACCTGCGATTTTCTTCAGACCACCTTCAACACCCTGCGGAACGTTGGCAAAGAGACCTTCCAGTCGGTCGATCTGTCCAAGCTTCGCCCGCGCTTGAATGCCACTATCCGACATGGCAGCGAACGTCTCCGCGTTCTTCTTGTCGAGGTTTTCATAAAACTTGTCGCCCTCACCGACGTTGACGCTGGTAGACGCGGCCCCGGCCTTCTTTTGGGCAAGCTGGAAGTCGACGAAGGAACCCTCATAGCCACGCTCTTTGGCGTATTCATATTCCTTGATATCGCTCGTCCTGCTGCCTGCCTGTTTTTCCCAGTCAAACCGTTCTCGGGCCAACTTTTCAGAGTTGGTGACAGGAGGATTGCGCAAGTTCTCGACCTCAAGGCGGCTTTTCTCAAGCCCCAGTTGATAGGCCGGATCACTCTGCTTAAGGCGCAGTTCTTCTGCAGCTTGCTGCCGTGCAGCGTTTTGTTTCAGAAGAATTTCCGCAACTGCCCTCGTGCGTGGATCGGTGCGAGGGTCTGAAAGAACCTCAAGGATAACCGGAGGAATAGGCTGACCATTCGGCGCGACCGCCGGAGCGGCTTGTGCGACCTGAGTAGCGGGAGCCACAGGAGCGGCACGAACCGGAACCTCTGTCGGAGCAGGGAGCGCCGGCACCGCGTCGGCAGGCAGATCGACAGGAGAAGGAGCACGAAGAGCAGCTGTTTGCCTGTCCATCTGCGGAGCGATATCTGCACGGCCGGGCGGCATCTCTGCCAATTTCATGTTCGGTCCGAAGCGGCCCATATCGAAGGCAGGTTCCTGCTGCGGCTGAGCCTGAACGGAAACGCTTGGATCGACATACCCAGACGGTTTCGCTGCCGCGTCGATTGCTTGCGCTGCTGACATGCCGGCAGACGGATCAAGGCTCGCGACCTCTGTGGAGCCGCCGCCTTGAAAACTCGGAAGATAGCCCTTGGCGAAAGCCAGTCGCCGCGCGGACTCGCCGCCTGGACGATTGTATCCGGCAAAAGCCCAAGCATTATTCATAAGCTGCTGCGCTTCTTCCACACTCTTCGCGCCGTTCAGCTTCTGGATAAGAGCAGGATCTTCATTCAAGAAGAACTTCGCCTGCCCCTGCGGTGACAAATCGCCTGTTGCGGCAAGGGCCTGATAGCGAGGACCGCGCCACGACATAATTCCGCCTGCCGTTCCCGGCTGCCCGCTTTCGCTCGGATCGCTCCATGTCCGGTTTGCATTTGCTGCCGACCATCCGCTTTCAGCGCGGCCGGTCGCTGCGATTGCAGCCAGTGCATAGGGGTTCTGAACGCTCGTTTTAATGGTGTCCATGAACGGAGCGAAAGTGTCACCAGTGACCGGTGATGTTGCCGAAACTTCACCGGCTGCGCTGGTCATGGGAATAGTCGATCCCGTCGCTGTCGACGCTGCAGGCTGTTCCGTCGCCCCGTTGCCCCCGGCAAGAAGGCTTGCGATCTCACCGAATTTTCCGGCGTTCCATGCCTCATTGTCTTTCGCGGTCTTGTCGATCGCACGCGCATCGAGAGCACCGAGAACACCTTCAGCAACGCGAGCGGCACCCTGCGACCAATGCGCCACAGGAGAATAATCCATGCCTTTGCGCATCATTGCATCTGCTATTTCTCGCTGTTTTGCCATTTCTTCGGGCGAGAGCTTGCGACCATTCCGGCCCCAGACGAAAGCACCTTCAGCAGCCATTATGCGGCCTCCGTAGCAACACGATAGTCAACCATCTTGAAGCCGTTCGGCTGCTGATGGACGGCATTGGGGAATTTGTCTTCGACCTCATCAGCCATCAGGCCAATCTCGGTTACTGGCGACCCGATCATGCGATAAGCGTAAACGGGTAGTCCGTTATCGAGCCGGCCGACGCGATGGACATCGGTTTTCAGTCGCCGGTCGGAATACTTGATGCCAGCGGTTAGACCGGTACCGAGAAGACCAAAGAGGCCGCCCATTTTGGCGTTCGCTGCGTTGACCTGAGTTTTGTACTGATCGTTGACCATGCCCATGTAATCGACGCCGGCCACGTTCGCCTGTGGCGTGTTGAGGAAGTTCGGCGCCTGGATTTGCGAGCCACCCAAGAGGGAGATGATTTCCTGTAGCGGCTGATTTCGCTCCGCATACGCCTCCTGCATCGCCTGTCCGCGACCAGTGAGATACAACTGATTGTACGCGTCGTTCTTCGATTGGCTGAGCTTGTCAAACGCTGAATTCCATGAGGCTGAGCCTTCCACTGCACCCTGATTGGCGAGACGGGTACGCAGTGCCTCTTCTTCCTGCGCAAAGCGTGGATCAAGGCGCGCGGAACCGAGCTCGTTCAAACGCGCTTCTGCGGCCGCGGTGTCAGCCTTAAACGGTGTATTGAGAAGATCGCGAACCTTGGCGGATTGCTCATTGGCAATAGTGCCGAGATTGAGCGAGGCCGCGTCGGTCTGGGCTTTGATGGCCTGTTGCTGCCCAGAAAGCGTCGTCGTCGCGGTGTATTGCGGCACCCAGACGGTTTTGCCGTTCGAGTCGATAAACGACGCATCGCCGGTCTTGGTGTAAGTCAGATCACCATCCGGGCCCCGCTGGTTGATCATATTTGTCAGCTGCTGGGTCTGGGCGGTATCGCGGTTCATACCGGACTGTGCGGCAGCGGTTGCCACCGGATCCGGCGGCTTAGGCGTCGAAACCATTAAAATCTCCACTCATCTCTGAGAATGCCGACCAGAAACGCGTCTCGCCCTGGCCCAAAATGGTTGCGGAGCAATCCTTCAACCTGCCCGCCCAGCCTTTCGGCAAAGCGCACAACCTCTGTTTTTTCGGTTTTCGCGGTCATCCGCTCGCATTGAAGCTGCCCGAAAACATAATCGCCTACCGCTTCGCAAAATCCCCGCGTCCAGCCGTGGCCGGCAATGCTGACATGCACGTCGGCACCTTCGAACACGTTGAATATCGCGCCGGCGACAATCTCTCCGTCCCGCTCGATCCCCATGCAGGTGAAAGGTGGAACGAAGGAAACGCTGGTCGCTTCGCTGACAAAATGCAGCACCCGCTCATCGGTGACGATGTTCAAACCACGATATCCGTCTGTTCATAGGTGACATCGATGCGGACGATTTCCGCGTCGATCGGAACCAGTGCGCCGCTCGTGATGCGCAGCGCCGGGGCGATGGCGTAACCCTCTCCATCGACGCTGTCCCAATCCTGCTGGATTTCCTTGACGCGGCCGACGCCCCACACCGCTTGGCCCCATATAGCCGCTCCCCATTCATTCGACGCGGGGATTGCCGGGGCTTGCGGCACAGGTGGGAGACTGACGATGTAGTCTGTCTGGATTGTTACCTGCACCTCGACCGGAATCGCCGTCCGGATTACCCCGCGCGCCATCTTGGCAATCTTCAGAGCGAGCGGGTTGCCCATGTCTTCAAACAGGGGGATATATGTTGTGGTGTATGGCATGCCCTGATCCAAGCCGCCTACATATCCCTCGACAATCTTGCCGTTTTCCGATCCGAACAGAAGTCGGCCGTTGAAAACCTCGAGGCATTTGCCGTCCCATCCTGTCCAACGGGACCACGCCGCGGTTCTGGTGTTGACGACATACATCTGCTTTTCAGTGCCAGTCAGCGTCGGCAGGCAGACAACAGCAATCTGCTTTTCAGGCCAGATTTCGCAATGCCATGCCGCGCTGTCTCGCTCGTCGACAGTGGCGTTCCATGCAGTCTCTATGTTGACCGAGATGGCAGAAGCCGAGAGCGCGGCATAGTCGCGCTGCATCGCCTGCGACAGCGGCACCAGGCCGAGCGAGGTTGCGATAATCAGATCACCGCCGCCCCGGAAGAAGGCCTTGGCGCCAAGGGGCTTGCCGATCCGGTAAACACCGACCCTCGACCAGTCGGCAGCATCGCCGGGATTGGAGCCAGAAAATACCGCAACCTCGCCTTCTGTCGAAACGAATGCGCAATATTCATTCGGGCCGTCGCCGCTCTCGATTGACCAGCTAGACCCGAACAGGAGCGACCCGCCGCGCGAGAAAACGCCACCCAGAGGCAGCCGCACCAAAGCGCCGCCGATCACGCTGACGGGCAGGTACCACGCATCCATGCTTTCCTTCTGAATGAAGAACAGCCGGTTCTTGTATTGCCACACGCGCGAAAGCTTATTCGGCGTGACGGTGCTGCCTGCGGGGAACGTGAGCGCGGGCGTCGTTACAAAGTTGGTGCCGTCATAGACGAACGGCGTATCCATTCCGTTCACGCCCCTAAGGAAGGCCGCGCCATCTGCGTTCACGAACTGAACCACGCTCCAATCACCACCAGTCTGACCGGTCAGTTTGTTGACGGGCGCAGCGGTGATGTCTGCAATCTGGTTTTCGTTTGCGGCAAAAAGCTTTTCCAGATTACCGTTCTTATAGGAGAACAGCGAGAGGACTGGCTTCGTTGTCGTTGGCATCGTGGCAAAGACATCGCTTCCGCGGCGGATCTCGCCACCGGTCGCGGTCGGTAGAATGTTATCAAGCGCCCACGCACCTTGGGGCGCATCCTTGACCGGTGCGGAAATATTCTGGTTTGCAATCCAGCCGGCAACGGGCGCGGGCCAGCTTTTAGAGCGAACCTTGCGCGGCCTCCGCTTTCTTGTTGGTTGCCTCATGGAATGATGTTCCCCGGAAATGCCATATCGACGTCATACGGCAGGCGTGCACGTCCAATGGCGATGGTGCGGGCGCTTTTGTCGGCGCCACCGATCTGCGCCAAGGCCTGTTCGTAATTTGCCATGGCTTCGGAATAGTCGAGCCCGTTCATGTCTCTCCAGCGCCAAACCAGAGACAGCGTCAAAAGGCGTTCGTCGAGCTTGAAAACGTCATCGTCTTTGTCGATTACGGCTTTAGACACCCCGTCCTTGTCGCGGGCAATTTCATCGGTGACGAAATAGTATTTCGCGACTTCGCTTGGCCCCATCGGAGGGTAAATCTGCATCTTGCCATCGAGCACGATCCAGAAACCCGGAGTACCGGCCGCGAGATAGGTCTGCAGGTTTATCCATTCGTCGAGGTCACGCGCCTGGCGGTAACCGCTCTGCTGCCATGTTGCGGAATGCACCCGGCTTTTGACAGGCATCCGGTCGTATCCGTTCGGAAAGTCGAAGGCGATTGTCGACCCGTCTCCCTGATGTTCAGCGAGAACCATAAGCGCCTGCCATTCGAAAGCCTTCGCAATGTCGACGGCGGCTTCCTGCACCAGATCGGCCAGTTGCATTTCGAATTTCTTCTGCGAACTGAAAATAGTGGTGGGTTTACGTCCGACGAGCCGAACGGCAGCGGACTGGCAGGCGCTCAGGATTGTCATAGGTTAGGCTCCAGCCTTTGCGGCGGCAATCTTGTCGTTGACCTCTTTGGCCTTCTCGGCAAGCGTTGCCTTGCCCCACCGGCCATCAATCTCGAAGGCAGGATCGGCGTCAGCGATCCAGAGCTTGATGTCGTCGGGTTCCCAGTCAGAGAAAGGGTTTTCCGGATCAACATCGCCGTCGTTTTCGCTTGTGGTTTCGTCGCCGGCGGACTCGTCAACGACTTCTTCGTCGTCTTCTTCGGTCGCATCTGTTGCTTCCCGCTCCGCTTCCGATTCCGGATCAGGCTGAGACACCTGCGGAACGGTCGAGCCTTTCCGTGCACCCTTCTTGCCGGATTTACCTTCGAGTTCAGCCAGGCGGCGGCGGAGTTCGTCGTTTTCGGACAGGACGGCTGCAAGGTCTGCACCCTTCGCGGCGTTGTCGAGATACGTCTGCGCCTGGGTCTTCAGTTCCCGGCCGCCCATACCGAGCATCTTCAGGTTATTGCCGTCGAGAGCCGCGAGCGCTTCTGCGGTGTAGATGTTGAGCGCCTTCAGTTCGAGCCGCTTGCCCTGCGTCAGGAAAGGAAGCTCTTCGACAGGCGTACCGCTGGCAGCCTGAGCCGCACCGGCTTTGAACTTCTTGTACTGGTCATTGTATTTCTGGGCATAGGTGATGCGGACGCGCTCGTTCGTTACCGGATCTTCGGCCCATTCGCTCTGTTCATGCGCCGGGAACACGCCGACCGTCTGCTTGTTGCCCGAAAAGCGGATTTCGCAAACTTCGTGATCGTCATATACCGGGCGACCCTTCTTTTTGCTTTCAGCTTCGTTGATGACGCTCAGGGTCTTGAAGACCGCGTATGTCAGGGAAGAATTGTTCTCGCTCATTGTCGAGTTCCTGTCTGAGAGGTTGCAAAGAAAAAGGCGGCCCGAAAGCCGCCCTCGCTTCTTCAAATGTCAGAACGTCAGTCAGCCAGACCGTCGTTGACGAACGGACGGCTGATTTCGAATTCAGCCAGACCGGCGGAGGGGGTGCCGACAGCAGATGCACCCTTGGCGCCCTGCACACGGTCACCAGCCACGACAGCATCGTCGACAGAGCCGGCCGTGGCCGTCGCATAGACGTTGGCGTCGTCGACGAAACCAGCCAGAGCACGGCCGATCGCCTTGCCCTGGATCTGGTACCAGCCGAATTCATTGGCGACGGTTGCCGCCATGGCTACAGCGACGGGACCGATATCGTTCGCGGCGAGGAGCTTCGTCGAGAAGTCGTCGGCATTGTAGACCACCCACGAGCCTACCTGCGTATTTGCAACGCCCTTCAGGTAGATGAATTCGCCCGTGCCGTAATCCGGGTCCTGTGCAGTGGCGATATCGCCAATCCACGGGCCGGGGGTGGATCGACCGGCAGCCGTAGAGGCCGGAAGATGCGAGTTGATCGGAGGATGCCCGATGTTCACATTGTGAAAAACGTAAGCCATGTCGGTTTCTCCTTACGCGGCCGGGTTGCTGTCGAAGAGCTTCCACTGGAACAGCGGGTTCGTCATGGTGAGCTCACCCATGAAGCCGATGTACTGAACAACGGCGTCCTGGTTGATCGGCATCATCGCGCGGCCGATCTTGTTGAAATTGCGCTCCGGATGGTAACGGACACGCAGGTTTGTCGTGTCGAGGCCATAGGTGGTGTTCGCCGGCATGTTGGAGCCGATGCCACCTTCCTGCACGATTTCAGCGGAACGACCGGCGCCGTAGTACTTCAGCGTCTGGAAGCCGAGCTTGCCAAGGCTCGTTTCGTCATTGATGCGCTGAATGGCGATGGTGGCCGCGTCATAAGCCGCATAATGCTCTGGCGACATCAGCAGCAAGTCAGCAGACTGCTTGTTGCGCGAGCGCTGCGTCATGATGCGGTTCAGCATCGGGCGAATGGTCGTTGCGTTGACCTGCGTACCGATATCGGGCGCGAATGAGTTGGCGTCGAACGCCGAGGTGCGCCAGATCGCATTGGTACGGTCGATGCCGCCGTAATATCCAGAACTGGTGATGGTCGGAACCGCAAGCTGCAGGCCGCCGAGTTCCTTGCCGCCAAAACGCGTGCCGTTGCCATGCAGCGACAGGTCGACTTCGTCTTCCAGTTCACTTTCAGCCGCGGTGATGTGCGCTTCCATCACGTCCATAAGCTGGTTTTCGCCCTCGTTGTTCAGGATCTCCTCGTTGGAGAGCGTGACAGCGACAGCAACCATCTTGGGCGTCCATTCGGCGTCATTGAAGATTTCAGCCGGAACGGGGTTCAGGAAGTCATAGCCGTTATACCAGACGGCAGAGCCGGTCTTGGCATACAGCAGGCGCTCGCGGATGCGGGGGCCAGAGTACGGCTTGAAGTTGCCCTTGCGCTTCAGGACGGCAAGCAGCGCCTTCGAGTTGGAGACGAGGTCCTGGTAGCCTTGGGAACGGTCCTCAAGCGCCAGAGACAAAATCTCCTGGTTCTTTTCAACAGATGTCAGGGCCATGTGCCCCTCCTTTTAAAAACGTCAGCCGGCCTGCGCGAATGCGCGCTTGAGGCTGTCTTTGACCGAGGAAGAGGGCTCGCGTCGGGCTGGGTCTGAGCCAGCAGAGGGAGCGCCAGTGATGGATTTTTCGCCTTTACGGGTCTGAGCCGCTAGGGCTTCTTTCTCGGCGTCTGAGGCCGATGCTGCGTTGGCGTCTGAGGCCTGTGCAGGGGCAGGTTTCGCGTTTGGATCGGGGTTGATGCGATCCGCCAGTTGATACGCTGCCTTCAGCCGCTCTAGGGGCGGCAGATTGGTGTCGATTTTATCGCTCTTCAGGAAAAACGCAATATCGCCCATCAGATCGTAAAACCGTTCATTTCCGGGCTGTGATGCGAATGCCTCAACCTCTTTCGAGGTGGCGTCCGTCTGCTGCTTCTGGAAGCCAGTGCTGACGCCGGAAATCTGCTGTTTCAGGTCCGCAAGTTCCCGGCGCAATTCGCTGATTACGCCCTCCTGCTGAACCTGAACATCTTCTGCCTTCTGGCCGGCAATGTGTGCGGCGAGCGCGCGCATGTTGATGCCGAAGTGATTGCAGATATGCTGAAAGCCTTCGACCGGGTTACGAGCAAAGGCCTGCTCGATATCGACGACCTTTTTCAGCGAATCCTTCAGGTCGTGACCATTGCTGCGCGCGATCTCGTCGAACTCGCGAATGGTCTCATACCTGTCATGAGAGGATTTGTATTTGGTGATCCCCTCTTCCATCTCGCGCTGGACGCGATGCACGGCAGCCTGAACCGACTCCGGCACTTTTTCCCAGTCCGCCGTCGCGGCGACATCAGATGAAAAGCGCTTAGGAGCCTCGTAGCGCGGCTTCTGTGCTTGGGGCTGCTGCTGGTCGGCTGGCGCCTGCTTTTGCTGCTGCTGACCGTTCGCAGCCGTCGTTTCGGTCTTCTGCTGCGACGTGTCCGCCTTTGCATCGGCCTTCACCGGCTGCCTATCGGCGGGCTTTTCGTTTTTCTGTTCCGTCTTCGGATCGCTGCGGACTGGCTTGGCAGCTTCCGCCTTCTCCTGATCGTCGAGTTTCTTCCGAGCGTTGGCAATGGCCTCGCGCGCCGAAGGTTTCGGCTGCTCCTTCGTTTCCTGCTTGTCGGCAGGCTGTGAAGAAGGATCGGTGCGAACCGGGTTCGGTGTCTGAACGACCTGTTCAGAGGTTGCAGAAGAGGCTTCAGCGGCTGCGGGTGCAGCGCCGGTATCAAGTTCCGACATGATTATCTCCGTCTGAGGGAATGCTTACTGTTTGGAAGAGCGCTCGCCGCGATTGAAGCGAGCGGTGGCTTTCTCGATCGATGTCCTTATGGCCTTGCGATCGGGTTTCGGTTTCTTGCGTGGCCGCAACCGGGCAGGATCGTTGCCCACCTCGACGACGCCGGCGGCCTTATAGGTCGCGCGCAACGCCGACTTGCTGCTGTAATACTTGCCGTCGAGCATAGACTGTACCGGGTCCATCGTATCCGAAATGAAGCTCGGCACCGGCAGGGCATTAGAAGCGCCCTGCGGCGGCGCAGACAGGCATTCCAGCGGCCATTCATCGACGTGGTGCCAGCTACGGCATTTGCGGCAGAAACGCTCCGTCATACCTGCACCTCAACAACTGCACCGGCACCGGCCTCGGCCTTGGCGGCATCGATCGCAGCCTTATCGTTCTGCGCTACGATCTGGCCGCCCAGCTTCTTGATCTCCAGTTCCTTCTTACGAATATCAAGCTGGCCCAGATCCATTTCTTGCTGGTGCTTCTGGGTTTTCTGAGACGCTTCCAACTGAATGGCCTTCACCTTCTCGTTCGCCTCAAACTCGCGCATCCTTGCGTCATGATCGGCAAGCTGGCCCTTGATCTGCGTATCTCGGGCAAACGCGTCCTGTTTCCGCTTCTCGTCCATCTGCCTGGACTGGGCTTCGGCCTGAGCGGCGGCCTGAGCGGCTTCCGCTGCCTGATTGCCCTGTGCAGGCTGTGAAGCCAGTTGCTTCATCTGCTCGGCAAACTCGTCGATCACACCATCGAGTTGACGACCGGCGCGGAACTGGCTGGCAACAAAGCGCAACGTTTCGGCCATCAGCGGCGCGATCTGCGGAACTTGCTGCACAGCCGGAACAGCCTGGGCGAGGATGCTACCAACTGCCGTGGTGAATTCCGTTGCCCGCTGCTTCTGCGCGTTCTCGTCAGGCGTGACAGTCGAATCGGTCTCAATATCGAGGACGAAGGGCCTCACACGCTGTTCGCGAAGGAGCTCCATCACCTTTTCAATCGTCACCGTCTCATTCAATTCGTTGATCTGGCCGACTAACTGCTGAATTTGCTGTTCGGCCTGCTGCAACACCTGCTGGGCGATTTCCGGCTTCTGCTGGGCCTGAGCCTGTATTTCCGGATCGGACTGCGCTTCCTGGATCTGGGCTTGAATAAGCTTAACCTGCTTTTCAAGCGCCTGAACCTGCTTCTTGATGTCCGCATCGGTGGCGATATCAAGCTGCGACATTTCCAAAAGCGTCTTCTTCTGGAAGTTCTCGGCCATGATCTCGCACATTATGCGGGTCAGGTCGCGGGCAACGCGCACCATTTCGTCCTGACGGTCGCGGATACGAACGGAACCGTACTGGCTTTTCAGTTCCTGAGCGCCAAGCGTCTCGTTCGCATTGGACATGCCGCGCATAATGTCCGACAGGCCGGTGATTTCGTAGACGTCCTGGATCAACTGGCGACGAAGGTTCACCAGCTGCACGATAACAGTGCCGATCTCTTCCAGCGGCAGCCAGATGATCGGATTCGTTCCGAGTTCACCGAAAGCAGCCCAGTTCGACACCGGCACAAGGGTAGCTCGATTGTCGACGTTCTTCAGCGCCGCCTCGATCGCATCGCCAATGTCCGAAGCACCGGCAGGATAGAAGCCTTTCAGCTTGACCGATTCCGCCAGAGACGAAATTCGGGCAGTGATCTCGTTGATTTCCTCGATCTGGTCCTTGTACTGCACGTAATCCGGCACCGGGATCATGCTGTTTCGCTGCACGGTGCCATAAGCGGGCTTTGGGCAAGGGAAAAAGCCGTCAAGCGTCAGATGGGGCTCGTCATCATCGAGCAGCACCTCAACACCTTCGGTCACCCATACTACGCGGTTTGCGGACTTGATCCAGATTTCCCAAACGCCCGCCTTCTGCCGGCCGTCGCTGTTCTGGCGTTCATCCTTGCGAACGGCGAAATCTGCATCCTGATAGGCGTTGCCAGAGGTCTTGTAGAACCGCTTGCGCATTTCCGACTTTGTCAGCCAGGCGCGCCGTGCGACCCAATCGACCTCTTTCCAGCTTCTGGCCGGATCGTGGGCAAAGTCCTTGCGATTCACATGGTCGATGCAAACGCGCTCGGTGAACTTCCCGTTCTTCGTCTTCGTCTCGTATCTTACCCATGGCGCACCGCGGGCAAGAATGGACAGGTCATCGCGCACCATGCGCATAACGCCGTCTATGTCCTCGATTTCGAAGCCGACGATGGCGCAGCGCTCAAGCAGTTCCGACGCCATGCGCGGGATCGGCTTTCTGTCGCTGCGAAAACGCGGGATAACGACCGGCACCGGCGGGCGCGAATAGATCGATGGCCCAAGCACCTGAATGTTTGCCCAGAAGATCGAGAATTCACGGTCGCGGCCGACGCTTGCCAGACGCTCAAGATCAGCATAGCGCTTCTCGATATTGTCCGACTTGTCGGAATAGCTTCGAAAGCCCGCCTTCTGGTAATCGGCAATCAGCTTCAGGAAGGGCCCGGACTTCTTCAGCTTTTTGTTCTGGTCGAACTCGTCGGCGTCGACGCTGGTGTCGATTTCATCAGCCATCAGACTGCAATCCTCGTTCTTCCGGTTTCGCTCGGCGGCGGCGGCAATTGCGCGCCACGTCGTGGGTTTGTCTTCTCTTCGGTGGGCAGCGCCTTCAGCCAAGGGCGAGACATGCACGCGTAACGAACCTCGTCAGCCGCGTGATCTTCCATGTCCGAATTCAAATCTTCCGGCCGGTTCTCGTCATGCATCAGCGCCGGGATTGTCCGGATCGCGTGGATGCAGGTTTCGAAGAAATAGAGCATCGGCCGTCCGTCTTCGTCGCCATCGAGGCGGGACCGCAACTGATCCCAGCCACCCATGGCACCACGACCGGCAACGCGCTTGTTATCGGCTCGCCTGAACGTGCTGCCGTTCTTGCCTGTCGTCCCCTGCATCATGCGTTCGGCAATCGACGGGCCGCCGTCCTGGCTGAACGCGGCAGGATCGAGAACGCCGTACTTGATTTCGTCGCCACCGTCTCTTAGCCGAACCTGAGCGCCGACAGCTTCCGCCGTCATCTTCACGCCCTTGTTCGGGATATATCGGCCCTCTGCATCAGTCGCGATTCCATACCATTCCCTGTATCGGATCATCGCGCCGCGCGGGATGAGGACACCAGAAGCCGCCAGATATGGCTCTGTCGCCACCGCGTACCATCCGAACGAAAACGGCTTGGCACTGCCCCAGTCGCCCGCCCTGAACCGCAACCAGTCCTTCGGGATCGGGAACGGCTTGATAACGTGCCTGTCCTTGCGGAAATTGTCGAAGAACGCGCCTTCGACGATGTCCCAGTCACCATATCGCATTGCCCGAACCAGCGCGTCCGAACCGAGACCGTGCAGGCGGTTCTCATATCCGGGGTCATTGGCGGCCATGCTCGGATTATCTTCCAGCCGTGCCGGAATGTACTGCCTGAGCATGCCGCCCTCGGACTTCGGCGTGAAATACGCCTGCATCGGCCGAACGCCATCAATGAACGTGGTCTTGACGAACTGGTGACCAATGCCGCCGGGGTTGGCGCCACACACGATGCGCGGGAACTTGCCCCGATATGCCTCCGGCAGCTTGATACCGACCATACGAACGCGATTGCGCAGGAAGCGATAAATCACGTCGGTAAAGTGCGTGAGCTCGTCGATTAGCAACACATGGATTTCAGAGCCCTGATATTTGAACCGGTCCTTCTCATCCTTGCAGTGGCAGAGATAAATCTTGCTGCCGTTCCAGAAACGTATCTCGTCCTCGACGATCTCGACGAACTTGCATTCGACCCAGCCCGCCAGCATCGCCCGAAAGCCGTTCGGGCCTTCCACGTGGTTCTTCACCAGATCGTCGCGGATGCGGCGGAAGAGGTAGACCTGCAGGCCGGGTATCGCTGCGCACCACAAAATGGCGGCAATGCGCATGAGATGGCTCTTTCCGCCACCAGCGGCACCGCCATACAGAATTTCAGTTGCTTTGCTCTCCAGCGCCGCCATCTGCTTAGGATGAAGGCTGAAGTCTAGCTCTTCGTCAGACTGATTTGCCATTGATCTTGATAGTCGGCGTCAGCGCCAGCTTGCCGTCAACGTTCAGATCGAGCTTATCGCCGTACTTCTTCGGTCGAAGCTTGGCCGCGACCCACTGACGGGTTTTGATGCGGATATCAGAACGGCGCAAAGCCTCTCCGTTTTCCATCCAACCGATATTTTCACCATCGGCGTTTCGCTTTTCCATCCAATCGTTGCTACCGTCGTCGGCAATATCGATCATCTCATCGACGAGGGCGTCGGCCTGGGCTTCGCGTGCGCGCGCGTACTTGGTCCGGAAAGCCTCATAACGATCATCAGCCAGCCAATCAAAGACGGTTGACTTTGCAGGCATATCATCGCTTTCGCAGATCGACCGAAGGCTTTCTCCGTCTGCAATGCGCTCGCAAATGATGTTCGCGATTTCTTCGCTGTATATGCGTTCCTTGGCCATCGTTCCTATTCCCGTCTGAGGGGGTGCGTGTAATTCCGGTTTGCCTTGCTTTGCGCCCCATATGCCGGGGAAAGGCACCCGTCGAGCGGACGGCGCTGGTTTCACACCGTAAGCAAGGCCTTGTTCCTCGTACCGGTTGACGAGGTTAGGATCGTCCGCTCGCCCATGAAGATGTTAAAGCCCGAGCCCGAGAACTCGCGACAGACGCGAAAGCTCGTCATTGGCACGGCGCAGTTCGGAAAGCGCGTATTCGGCGTTCTCAGCCAAGTCCGTAATGATGCCGCCTGTCAGGCCCGATCCGCATTCCCCCGCTTCGCTTTCAGGTCGGCAACCGATGAGGTTATTCACGATGCCGCGGATACGGCCAGAAAGGTCACGGGCCTCGTTCAGCGTGTTGGCAATGCGCTCAACCGGTGTCGGCTCCGGCGGCTTCGCTGAAATGATGCGATCCATCGGGCCCTGTCCGGGGCTATCAGGGCCGTTGAGGTAATTGCGATACATGCTTTCGCTTGAAGCCATGTTCAGCCCTCCTTGCCGTCATTGGCGCGGCTGATCGCCTTGTTGACGACAAGCGCCGTCTTCTCGATCTCGGTCAGCGCCACCGACACAAGCCGGGACTTCGGAAGGCCGTTCAGCACCTCCTCGATCTGGGAGAAGCGGAGAGAAGCTGTCTCGATCGCTCCCTTCTGCTTTTCATCCAGCGGGCGCTGCGTGAATGTCTGGGATACTGCCTGCGAATCCATTGCCTCTTTCCTCTCTGGGTTTGGCCATGAAAAAACCCCGCCATTGCTGACGGGGCAGTTGTCCGGAAATTCCGGAATACTGAGCATTGGTTGGCCGCTACGTGCTGCTTCGTCCAGCGCCTCGCGAAAGGTTCCTCGGCTGGATACCCATTACCAAATTCGGTTCTGACCAATTCTGTTATCGGAGACGAGAAAAGCCGCCCAGCAGAACCGGACGGCTTGAAAAAACGAACTGTATTCGTGTTTTCGCTTGACGAATGCGAACACAGTTCGTAAAACATAATTACCGAAGCAATCAAGCTTCGGGGACTAGGAGGCACCCATGAGCGTCAAGCTCAGCATCCAAGTCCGGTTCGGAAAATGGCGACTGACAATCACCATTAGCCGCTAACTGGGGGCCGGGAGGAACTTGCACTTCCTTCCGGTTCCCAAGATACTAACCCAGGAAGGTTAAATCAATGGAAACCGAAAACGCGCTTTCGATTATGTCAGCCGACGAGCTTACCCATCTGCGCAAGCTGTCGAAGATGACGCAAGCCGAAATGGCAGAAGCTCTCGGCATCACGCTTCGCGGATATCAAAAGCTCGAGGCTGGCGACAGCCCTATAAAGCTCCACTATGCCAAGGCAGCGCAGTTAACCGTCATTGAGCGGACCGCAGAAGGCATGCCGAGCGATGATGCCGCCATAAACGACCTCGTGCTTCGCGCATGGAAGCAAATCGAGCTTCGCGAGCAAGCCAAGTGGGGCAGCACCAACGGCGGCTTCCAGCGCACCGTCGGGGGCTTGAACCCGTCGAACGAAAAGTAAGTCTCCCCTGGCCGTCTTGATTGGTTGCAGGCTCCGGAATTGAACCGGATATTTCGAGGTTATGAGCCACGCGGCTTACCGTTTGCCCTGCCTGCTCTATTCCTGCCGCTGTTTCCCCGGGCGTCCATGTGTCCCAGGCTGGGGCTTTAACCCGGCTTAGTCCCGCATAGGGCGCCCGGCGCGGCTCTCCGTCTCCCCGATAGGACAAGGCCCGGAGGCCACCTTGCGGTTACAACACTACTCTCGGCAGTGGCGTCTCCAGTCGGGGATTTTAGTGATATACGCCGCGCCCGGTGTCCCGGTGTTCGAATTCTCCGCGGAGAAGGGTCGATTGCGGCCTACCGTTCGGCACGCTCCAGAAGCTGCCGGCGGCGTTCGTTGCGCCATTGGGCATAAGCGAGGTTATCAGCCCTCACCTTTTCCTTCTGGCCAGTAACCTCATCGTCTCGCCAGTCCGTGGCGCATTTCTTTGAAGCTACCGTTGTTGATGCGTGTTCTATGTCGATTTGCGCCACGCCGTCCAGCTTGGTCGTCAACCGGATTTGATGCTTTTGGTTGAGATTGTCCGCAATCTGTTGACAATACGCCTGAATTCGGCGGTCGAAAGTTCGTCTCGACATGTCGATTTTCCGCAGGTACGCCTCAAGGTACATGCCTTTTCGGATTTTGATGAACGAATATTCGTAAATCATCTTCCGGCCTTCCTCATCGAGGTAGGCGTTAATCCAGTCCCAGACCTGATGCATCCGGCTTATAGCACCGGCCGACGGCGGCGCGCGGCGCACGTTATGCTCGCTCTCACCGAAGGCGCCGACCATCTCGTGGAGGACCGATGCCATGGCTCCGGTCTTCAGCCCCGGCCCAGCGTCGGCAGGAGAGGCGCGCAGCGTGTGAGCCGCCTCGATGATTTGCGCCCGCACCTGCTCATATGTCCATTCCGCGAATACCGTCATGCTGCCGCTCCTCGATATGGCCATAGGCCGAAATGCATTCTCAGGGCTCCAAGGATCTCGTCGCTTGCAGCCATTCCATATTTCGTTGATGTCAATCGAGCGCCACGACGCACGGCGCTCAGGTCTATTTGATTGAAGTCAGCCACCAGCGACGGCCGGCGGGTTAGTTCTGGGTTTGCTACCAGCAGCCGTGACACCGCCTTGATGACGTCGGCATAGAGTTCGCTGGCGTTGCTCTGGTTGCCGGTGATGAGCATCAGGACGAGGCGCAGGTGATCTTCACCATGGCGCTGGCCGATCTCACGCACCGTCGGCTTACAGAAGCACTCGCGCCCCTTGCGACTGGTCGGGCTGTGGTGCCGCCAGTCGCGCAGGATGACGCCGCATTCTCGGGCCACCTTGAAGATGTTGACGGTATGTTTCACACCGCCCCCATGATCTGCCGGTATCTGGCATCGAGGTCGTTAACGTCGTCCAGCAAGCTGAGCTCGACCGATTCCCGCTCTAGAACCTGCTGTCTACCTTGCTCGGCCAGTTCGTCGGCACGTTCATTGCCTGCAATACCGTCGTGGCCTTTGACCCACTTGATATGCAGATCGCAGCCATAGCTCGGGATATCCTTCATTGCCTCGTCTATGGCCTTCCACAGATCGAGGTTAGCGATTCCTCCATCGTCGCGCTTCGGGCTGTTCAATTTGCGTTTGCTCCAGCCGCGAGACTTCCACGTCTTCATCCAGACGTTGACGCCTTCGACGCAATACTGGCTGTCGCACCAGATGGTGATTTCGCCATAGTCAGCAAGAAGCTTCCACGCTTCTTTGATGGCATTCAGTAGGCCGGTTAGCTCCATCTGGTTGTTTGTCGTGCTGGGATCGCCACCGTAAGCAGTCCAGAGTTCTCGGCCGTCCTCATAAACAACGACGCCCCAGCCGCCGACGCCCGGATTAGGAATGGAGGCGCCGTCGCAGAATATATGCACGCCTTCAGCAAAGACTTGCGGACTGAAATCCGGCTTATCCCTCTTTAGGTTTGCGTAAAGCGATTTTTGCTTTCGCTTCTTGCCATTCGGCGCTGGGGGTGTTGCCGTCGTGGCAATCCCTTTTTCAGTGACAGCCTTCTGGATGAGAAACAGCGTCGATGTCATGTCTGCGCCCTTTTCGGGGAACTTGACGCGAGTTCCCAACAACTGTTGGGACATAAACGCAGCTTGGCGAGCAGACACGAAGGCACGGGTGTCAGCGCCTTGACCTTTGAGATAGTCGCGTAGCGGGTGCAGCGATGGCGGGAATGTGTATGTCATCGCGCGACCCTCCATTTACGGGCGACCAACTGCAGCTTGATCTTGATGATTTCGAGCAGGATCATAGCGACACCTTCTGCGTGGCAAGGTTCTTTTCCCTTTTGCGAAGCTCTCCCAAAATCATCATGTAGAGGCCAATGGAGGCCGCCGCGATGGCGATAAATACGGGGAACAATCCAGACGGCAGGTCGAAGGCCACAATCACATAAGCGAGGCCAAACAGGACAAGTGCGGCGGCAATGAGCAAAAGGGCGAGAAGCGCGGCGGCTTTGAGGTAAATCATCATGCGACCTTCCTTGTCTTCTTGGTCTTCCGGAACCATGTGATGGCGAGAGCTTTCCAGAACGGCCATTTGTGGGTTAGCGCCAACTGCTTGGCGGCGTCGTGATCTGCGAACCAGTCGGCGGCAATCGCGGCTGTCAGGTTCTCGGCGTTGATGTCGTGGCAATATTCCTCGTCGGTAAGCAGCAACTCGACGGCTTTGATTTGAGGCGTGACGATCGGGGCCATCTCGGCCTTCGTCAAAACCTCAAGGATGATGCGGGCTTTCATCGCGCCGCGCTTGTCGACCAGCTGGGAAATCGCATTGATTGCGACCGTGTCGCCCGGCTCGAAATTTTTGGTAGAGAACCGCAAGATACGGACGCCAGCGCGCTCACATACCTGGGCGACGGTCTGGGCATCCATATCCCCGGCGATCAGCGACGAGTGATGAAGCTGCAAAGCCGTGACCGCCAGCCGATTGGTGTTCTGGCCGACGAAGGCGGCGGCTTGCGCTGCAGTCTCCTTTGCCTCGTGGATCATCACCGGGATCTCGGTAATGCCCGGATGGCTGGCGGCGGCAATCGCCGTGTGTTGACCGTCGAAGACCTTGAGAACCGTCTGGCCGCAATGGATCGCATAGGCGCACGCCGGCGGCTTGAACTTATTCCAGTCCCAGCTTTCGATGATGCGTCGGATTTGCTTCAGGCCGCGCTCGCCAATGGAACGCTGATACATGGGATCGACAAACAAGGATGCAGGATCGACGCTCATGCAGATAGGCTCGATGTTCTCGGGCTCCCCGACGTCCAGGCCGTTTGTGCCGACGGGCTTGATGGCACGCAGCGTTTCCACCGATCGCAATTCGCCCGACATGATGCGGGTGTTGACCGCGCTGATGGCCAGCCTCACATGCTCGGCCGCGGCTGTTGGAAACTCGCTTGCAATGATGATAGCCACGCGCTCTGCGGTCGCGTCGTCTGTCTCCGGCAGGCCGCGCTTTTGCAACTCCTCGACCACGCGGTCGGCAATTGTGTGGAAATCGGTCATTCACTCCTCCCGAATATTTCAGGGAAGCAACGGTGAACGCGATTTAGGCCCTTAGCTCTTTCTCTTTGCGCGAACTTCTCGACGCGGCGAAACATCTCCTCATGGATACGGTCTCCAACGCCGTCACCAATGGCGCATAGCTTATCGCGCAGATGTATTCCGCCAGCTTCGGTTCCGAATGCTCGGATCACATTGAAGCGCGGCAAGCGCTCACCAGCGTTGATGTATTTGTTTGAGCCGAGAACAGTGAAGGTCTTCGGCTTCACCTGGTCGACTTGCATAACGAAGAACTCTTCTTCCTCGTCCCAATTTTCCATCCAGTGACGGAACGCGTATGTCTCAAGCTTCCGGGACATCGTGATGTCATCGTGCAACCCGTAAGGCTTGTGAAATGACAAAACCCACTGGCCTGGTTCGATATGTACAAGCTCGGTCATATGGCACCCATTGTTTCGTCATTCCAATCCGTGCCGAGGCAGGGAGGGATATGAACTTCGATTGTGAAACCTTGCTGCTTGAGGCGCTTCGCCAGCACGAAGGCGGCGGCCTGTCCGGTGAAGCTCCTGTCGTTGTCGCCAAAGACGAACACTTGGCTCGCTCCTTCAGGCGGCACCCACTTTTCGAGATTGTTGGCGGTCAGGGCCGCCCAGACAGGCACGCCGAATTTCTGACGCGCTGCCAACGCTGTTTCGATGCCTTCCGCTATGCCGATCGCTTCCGCGGCTGGCGCCAGGCGAACGGCCGAGCCATCCGGCAGCGTGCCCATGATCTTGCGGGGAGACGGCACCGGCGCTTTCCGTCCATCTGGCGTGAGGTATGTTCGATGCACACCGCAAGGTCGACCATCTATCGCTTGGATGAGCGACAGCATCGCCGGCAGGCGGCCATGAAACTCGCCGTCTTCCAGATACATGACGCGGTCGTGGTGCCGTATCGATCGGGGCAGGATATCGAGGGAAAGCCCGCGGTTCTGAAGATGACAGGCGGTCGCCGTCCTCTCCGCAATGCCCGCGCCTTCATTCCAGAGTGCCTTTGCCTTGATCAGCACGTTCTCGGATGACGGTCTGGCGGCTGGCTGCGACCGCTGGACGGTCGGCATGGCAGTTTCGATCAGCTTGCAGGCGTGGGCATAATCCAGCCCCGTCGCCTTCTGCAAAAGATGGATGCCATAGCCCGCGCCGCACTGGTTGCAGATGTACGATCCCGAGCCGCCCTTATCATCGAAGCGGAATCGGTCGACGCCATCCTTGCAGATCGGGCACGGGCCCTTTTTGCCAGTGAGGAAGCTTTCGGAAATCCCGGCATGTGCAAGTATTCCGCGCCACCTTCCGCGCGTTTGTTCGATAAGGTCTCGGCTCATCGCGTGACCTCGTCGTGATCGTACCAGTTATCGTAAGTCCCGCTGTCGTCGTAGACCTCACCGGTAGAAACATCATATCCAGGAGAAAAGCTCTCTCGCGTATACGTATCCTCTTGAGCTTCCAGCCCGTGGATATGTTCTTTGTTGTGAATCTCTGTTCTCTGCTCTCTGCTCTCTGGTTCAATGAACCCTTGAGTGAACGGTTCTGGTAACGGTTCCTTGAACCCTTGAGCAGCAACCCTAGCCCTTTGAATTACAAGCTTTCTCAGTTCGCACTCAGGCAAGAAGTCGAGCACTTTCACCCACGATTTGACGGCGTTCGGGTTAGCTGGCGGGTTATATTTGAGGAAATTTGGCAAAGCGATCAGCTTACCGTTCCGGTCGTGTTCGGCTAACCGTTTCGACAACAGTTCGCTGAACCCTTTCTTGAACGGTTCGATGTCCATGCCGACTTCCGAAGCCAATCCTTCAGGTGTTCCGCGCATGGCGCCGAGCGCGGTAAGCATCGGATGGGTCAGCACCATGAAGAATGCCAGTTTGCCGTCAGCGCTCAGGGTGTTGAACTTTTCATCATTCCAGATGCGAACGTCGATCTTGCGGTAATGGCTCATCCGAAAGCCCTCCGCAGCATCTTCATGTTGCGGGCTACCTCGACGGCTTCACGAGCCTGAGGCATAGTAAGGCCGAACCGTGTCGCCAGCTCCTGGGCGGGTTCCGGTGGCCACGTTGAGAGGTTGGACAGCCAGATGGCGGCGGTAGTCGCGATCATGACCGAATCCGCCTGTTCTCTTGGGCGTCCGTCGGGATCGCTCCGAAAAGCCATTCATTGTCCCAGCTCAAAGCTCGGCGCTTAACCTCGCCCCGGATGAGACTGATCTGTTCGAGAGTTGGCGATACCTCGCCAGTCTCCAGTCGCGAAACTGCCGCCTGCGCGGAGTTGATGATCTTTCCGAAATCAGCCTGGTTGACCTTCAGAATGTGGGTGCGGATGAATTTGATTGGGTTCATAACGGGCAAATTATCCGTCAAACGGATTAAACTGTCAATTAACCTTATCCGTTTGACGCTATTTATTTTAATCCGCAAAGCGGATAAGCCTGAGATTATGAAAACAATTGAAAAGGTTAAGGCGATCCTTCGCCTCAAGCACTGGAACCAGTCCAAGCTCGCTGAGCACCTGGGCGTGTCGCAATCATCTGTCGCCCGATGGGTTTCGGGCGTGGAACCAGAGAGTAAACGTGCAGAGGATATCAACGCCCTCTACCGCGATGAGATAGGCGGCGACAACGTTGTGCCGCTGGTGGGGTATATCGGGGCTGGCGCTGAGATTATGCCAGATTTCGAGCAAATACCGCCGGAAGGACTTGACCAGATCGTAATCCCATTTGACCTCCCGGCCGAAATGATTGCCTTTGAAGTTCGAGGCGCCAGCATGCTTCCGGTGTACAAAGACGGCTACGTCATCGTTTGCTACCGCGAGCAAAGAAAGCCGTTGGAGTACTTCTACGGCGAAGACGCAGCGGTACGAACGTCGGACGGACGCCGATTTCTGAAGACGGTAGTTAAAGGCGATCCGATAACCCTCATGTCCTTCAATGCAGCGCCGATTGAGGACGTGCGGCTAGAATGGATCGGGGAAATATTCGCTGTCCTGCCCCGAGGAACGATTAAGCATACCCCAGTGCGGCGCAAAATATCGAGCTAGAACCATAATCAGCACGCGCGCGCGGCCCGTGCGCGGATATTTCAGGGTGCGGCATTGGTCAACATTTATATTCTATCCGTCAAACAGATATTTTTCTTGCGTAGAAATTCCGTTTGACGGATAGTCGCCTCGTTCGCAGCGGCAAATCGCCTTGCGTTTAACCCGAACGAGGACACCACATGTTCGCAAAACTGAAAGAAAAACTCTCCGGATCGGTCAACAAGTACAGCGGTCGCAAGGATTTCCTTGAGGCCGTCTGCGCCGCAAGCGCCCTTGTTGCCGCTGCTGATGGCGATATCTCCGACGCCGAAGTCGGCCAGACGATCAGTGCCATCACTTCCAACGCCCAGCTTTCCGGCGCCTTCAAGACCGCTGAAATCGAACGCACCGCCGACGCCATGCTGAAGCGTGCGCAGGGTGGCCGCGTCGGTCGCTCCGGTCTCTATAAGGAAATCGAAGACATCAAGGCCGACCATGATATGGGCGAGACGGTCTTGCTGTCGGCGCTGGACGTGGCCGACCATGGCGGCATCGACGCCAAGGAACGCGAGGTGCTGGCGAAGATTGCTTCGACGCTCGGCCTCAACCTCGCAAACTACGATGTCTGATTTGATCAGGTCGTTTAAGGGCGTTGCCCTGGCTACGGCAGCAGGAGTGATTATCCTGCTGCAGTTCACGATACTCTCCGCCGCGTTGGACTTCGTCACCAGCTTTCTGCTGATCGTCGTCGGCTTCGTGGCCGGCAGGTTCTCGAAGTAATCCGTCCGGGCCGAACGATATCGGCCTATCCAATTCGAAGATCAAGAGGATCATCATGGAACGGGTTAATTCGCCGTCGGCACCCCTGCGCGTGAGCGCTGTTCAGCAAGCCATAGCTCGACATCGCCAGATGGTCGAGTTCGATGAAGCTTGCTTTGATGAGAATGGCATTGCGCACGACGAAGAAATCGCAGCGAAGGCCCGCGAAGTCGAGATTGCCGCATTCCGCGCTTTCTGCACCCTGCCGTGCCAAGACGACAACGACGTTCAAGCCAAGGTTCAATATGTGATCGATGGCACCGTCGGTCAGCGCGACACGCTCATGTCGTGCCTGCTTGATGAAGAATACGGCGGCATTGAAACGCAGGCTGCATTCCTGCGCTCGCTCCAAACGAAAGGAGCGACCGAATGAACGGGAAACCTGTTGGCGATATCACGACTTTCAGTTTCGAAGGTCACGACCTGCGCGTCTCGGACATTGATGGTGACCTTTGGTTTGTCGCTTCCGATGCGGCCGCCAGCCTGGCTTATCGCGATGCGACAGACTTGGCTCGAACGCTGGATGCTGATGAGAAGGGTACGCAGATTGTGCGTACCTCATCTGGCGATCAGACTATGATCGTTATTTCCGAAGCTGGCCTTTACCGCGCGATTATGCAGCGCCGGATCAGTAAAAAGCTGACAGCGGAACGCCGCGAGGGGATCGCTCGCTTCCAGCGCTGGGTCTATCATGACGTCCTGCCGACGATCAGGAAAACCGGCGCATACGTTCATGAAGGCGTGACCGTGTCCGAACTGGACGCTACGACACGCAGAGCAATAGGCGGTATGATCAAAGCGAACGCAGGCGTCGTCATTCGTGAAGCCTTAGCACCGGTCCAGGCCGAACTGAAACAAACCCAGATCGAGCTTGCCGACCTTCGCGAAAAGGTGCGCCCGGATGCAATCCGCCGGCAAGGCGTACCGGCAAAGACCATCTGGGATATGAACAGGCTTCCTCCATTGAAATGCGGCACCGTCTGGCTCGGCAACAAGCTGATGAAGATGGGTGCCGGAATGGAATTCGGCCAGCGCGCAGACATTGGCGGAAAGGCCGTGCGCCTCTTCGACCCCGATCGAGCCAAGCACTGTATGGAAAACGGGCTTCTGATAACGGCGAGGAAGTATGTGGCCGAGCGTCAGGGCCAAGGCAAACTCAATCTGAAGGGATGAGCAAATGACCGAACAGATGACACGCGCTGACCGCGACACGCTGGTCAAGATTGCCCGCCAGCGTGAGCGGGTGGCCAAGAGCGAAGCGAAGGCCCGCGCCGCCCAGCTGCTGGCAGACTTCGAAAAGCAGCTGGATCGTCGGTACCATTACGACGAAAACGAGATATGGGCCGCTTCTGTCGCCGCAGCGAGAGCCGCCATCGATGAGGCGAAAGCAAAAGTGGCGGACGAGTGCGAACGCCTGGGAATACCGAAGGATTTCGCGCCTACCATCCAGCTTGGTTGGGAGAACAGTGGGCGCCAGGCCAGCAAGCACCAGAGAACTGAGATGCGCCGGGTCGCAACAAAACAAGTCGAGGCGATGCTGAAAGCTGCGTCGAACGCGATCGAGCGCCGGTCCCTCGAAACCCAAGAGAAAATCATGGTCGGCGGCCTGACGTCTGAGGACGCGCGCCAGTTTCTCGAAAGTATGCCAACGGCGGAATCGCTGATGCCGGTGCTGGAAGTCGACAGCGTCGAGACGCTTCTGCTTGAGGAGAAGCGCACATGATCGCCTATCGCTTCTTGCCCTTGTTGGCCTTTGCCTTCAGTTCCGCGATCATCTTCGTCAGCCGCTCTGTTGCTTTTTCGGCGTCGGCAATGGCGACATCGGCGGATTTCGCATTGCGGATGGCAACGATCGGCTCGCTCAAGTGCATGATCGCTTCCTTTAATGCCATTTGGTCATCCATGGCGGATTTACCAATCTCGGCAGCTAATATCCGCACCTCATGCGCGTCGAGGGTGTTAGGGTCTTCCTGGAGAAGCTCCACCAGAACTTTCAATTCATCCACGCGGTTTGTAACGGACTTCTCCGATTCCTTCAGCACGGCCCGAACGTTCTCATCAGCTGTCATGCCGATTTGGCAAAGGCGCCGTATCGCTTCAGCGCGCGACCGTATTCGAAGCTTGAATGACCAGTCATCGATAGCCTCTGCCTCGCTCTCTGAAAGCATCATCTGGAATTTTATGGTTTTGAGTTCTTTATCGGTCATGAGCGTTTTCAATGCCTTAAGTGATTTCGTTACGTAACGTTTTGGCAGAAATCCGCGAGTTCCACAATAGATGGAACTTCCATCACTTTCCTGATTGACGGAAATCGGAATTGATGGTTAATATAAAACCAATGGAACTGATGGAGGTTAATGATGTCGAAAGGCGAACCTAAGACCGAGCGGTTCCAGATGGCGGTCTCCGCCGACTGGATCGATAAAGTTGACAGCTGGCGCTTTGCCAATCGGATAAACAGCCGTGCAACGGCCATCCGGCAACTGGTCGAAAAGGCTCTGAAATTGGAAGAGGAAGTTCCGGTTACGACCGGAGAGTAACGACAGCGGGTCTGGGGACGAAAGTTTGGCGACCTATCCCGGCCACCCGCTGTCATCAATATTCACGACACATAAGGATTTGCCCCAATGAGCAATCAAGGGAATAGCACACCTGTGCCCGCAGTTTCAACCACCCATCCCGAAGTCACCTTGGAAGCGATGATTGCGCGTCACAACGCAGCAATTGAAGCCGCTAACAATCGCAAAGGCCCCCTCGAAGACAGCCCCGAGGAAGTCGAAATGCACGCCGCCATGAATGCGTTTTTCGAGACCTCGGCAAAGCTAACGTCCTTTGATGGCCTAGTGGCCGCGCTTCGACTTGCTGACAAAGAAAACGAGGATTTCGAATGCTCCGTGGTCAGCGCCGCGCTTGTGAAGGGCGCGCTTGCCTACTTGGAAGCCCAGACTGAAAAGGCACGCCTTTCCGATCTCCTGCGCCAGGCTGGGCAGATCATTCGCGACAACCCCGATCTGATGATTGATCGCGTCACGATCTATGCCCATGGCATTCACACGATGATTTTGCTCCCCGGCATGGCGCCCTCTATTCCTGAAGGAGAAAGCGCATGAACTCGACCCGTCGCTCCTTTCTCGGCGGCCTCGCTGTCGCCTCTGCACTCACCACGGCGGGCGTTGCTCACGCGGCGACTAAGAAGCACGAAGACGCCGAATTGTTGGCGCTGACCGCCGCTCTTGATGAGGCGCACGGGGCTTTTCTCGCAGCGGAGGAAAACCTTCCGCACTTTCAGGCAGCTTTCCGGGCTATCGCGCCCTCCGGCGAAGGCGTTCTGTTCGAGGAGCACTATTCCGGGCTGTGGCGCCATCAGGTTGATTTTTATCGCGATCCGACGAGTCCAAAATACGCCGACCTGAAATCGGCTAATGGGCGGCGGATGATGGTGGTTAGCGTCTATGCGATCGATCGGCAGGTCAAAGCGGGAACGTTGAACCCAAGCTTCACCCACGAGATACGAGCAAAAGCTGCCAAGTTTGAGCACGATGTTGAAGCTGCTGTTCAGTCTTCCGGCCTCGAGGCGGCGCTTGAAGCCTATTGGCGGGCAGAAGTGCGACTTCGCCGCGTCGTTCAGGACATCGTCAAGGTCCGCGCCAACACCTTGGAAGGCATTGCTCTCAAGGTTCGCGCCACTGCCGCTTATGCCGCCCTTGGTCCCGACGAGCGCCATTCCGCGAGCGTGTGGATCGCAAAGGCAATATGGTCTGACCTGGGGGAAGAAGCATGAATATGTTCCCCACCACCGTGGCGCCCGACAACGTCCTCTCTGATCGCTTCCGCGTTCATCTCGTCATAGGTGACGGGATGGCCCCGTCTCTACGGTCCAACTACGATTACGTGATCCTGAAACCGACAGAAGAATGGTGTGGCGAAGGCATCTATCTGATGCACAACGGCGTCGGCCCGGACCTCTACCGGCTTCAGTCGTGGGGCGGCGGCAAGCTTCTTATGAAGCACGATAATCCGATCTACGACGCGCACCACGTCCTCACACTCGATCAATTTCGGGAAAACGTCCTCGGCTATGTCGTCGCAGACATCAAGGTTCGTGACGAGCGAGCTATCAGGGAGGCGGCGCGATGAAAGGCTATCGCAAGCAAAACAGCCTGGATGGCACCGCAACATTTATCAAACCGCTCGATATTGAAATCGAACCGGGCAAGCGGGTTCGCGACCTTCCAGACCTGATTTCTTGCACCCACGCGATCGAGAAGCTTGCGCAGGAAATAAACGATATCGCCGTCCAGATCGACCGCGCCGAGGCTTCCGCCAACAAACCGCCCTTGGAGTGGTTCGGTAAAGCCATGAAGGCGAAGAGGTGGAAGAAGCGCGCCATGAAGGCCATACGTGCGCACGCAACGTTCCTGCGGCAGACGAACCCAGCTCATGATGAAGAACGCACGGAAGCCATCCTGAGGGTCATACGAGAGGATATCGGGGAAACGGCCATGGAGGCGTACGTGGCGACAGCCAAGCGCCGCTATCCGGAAGTTTTCGAGCGATCAGAGGGAGGCGCACAGTGAGCCACGGCGCATTCCGCCAAGCCGACATGGAAAGGATCATCAGGGCCGCCCGCAGCGAGGGCGCGGCGGTCCAAGTTGATCTACGGACGCTGGTTGTTACCGTTATTCCCACTATCCACAGGAAAGATGGCCTTGACGAGCGCGTCGGCAACACCCGCATCCTGCCTCTGGGCGCTCTTGCCCCAGACGGAAAGGACAATTTTGATGAGGACTGACCGGCCCGGTTATAAATACCGGGACAACAAAGATGGATCGAGGGTCCATTATTGGGATCCGAAACGCGCCGTGAAGGGTTCGCCCGCGGCGCTTTCGGCCATTCGTCTTGATGACGATTTGACGGAAGACCAGATCGCCGCCGAGTGCCGGCGTCTGACCGACCAGCTGCGCAGCGAACTTTCAACGCTTGGCGCTCCGCCGACGTTCGACGGGACAATCAAAGCTCTCATCGATGCTTACAAGTTCGACACCACCAGTTCCTTGCATAGCGTCAAACACTCGACGCGCATAAGGGACTATGAGCCGAGCTTGCGCGTGCTGGAAAAGAATATCGGCTCGCGCCGGATCGATGTGCTGAAAGCTTCGGACTTCAAAAAGTGGTTCGGGGAATGGCGCAAGAAGGGACATAGGCGGGCCGCTGGAGCGATCAAGCTCTTGCGGGTGATCTTGTCCTATGGCGCGGGGGAACGCTTGCACGGCTGCGCACAAGCACGCTCAATCCTGTCGGATATGCAGTTCGAACAGCCAGGCGGCCGAACCGTCGCAATGACCTATGCACAGTGCGAGGCCATCGTGAAGAAAAGCGCCGAGATGAAATGCCCATCGATCGGCTTTGTCGAAGCGCTGAAATTCGAAACGGCCTTGCGCCGGATCGATGTAATCGGGGAGTGGTCGCCGCCGCCTGAAGGTGGTCCGTTCCGCTGGCGTGGCTTGACGGCCGGGGATATCTCGAAAGACATGATCCTGTCCATCAAGACGAGCAAAACGGGCGCCCTCGCCTCTCGCGACCTGAACGTCATGCCACTGGTGACGGAAGCCTTGAAGGCGTACACGATACCCGAAATTGGTCCTGTCGTGATCGATGAGGATACCGGCAAGCCATACCGGGATAACCACTACACGACCAAGTTCAGCAAAGTCCGGAAAGCGGCCGGCGTGCCGGATTATGTGTGGTCGATGGATTCCCGCGCGGGTGCCGTTTCGGAGACGGTCGAGGCGACAGGATCGCTTGAAGCCGCCCAGGAGTTGGCGACACACAGCACGCCAAAAATGACAAAAAGGTATAGCCGCGGCGACGGTTTGCAGTCGAGCAGACGAATCGCGGAAATGCGCGCTGAAAAGCGCAAGTGA